TCTTAACTATTAAATTCAATACATTAGATGATCTAGCAGTGCAAGTAGCAGATTGGCATGAACGATTAAATCATCAATGCTGCGGTAATTGCTCTGATACTGAAGTACCTACAGCAACAGTTAGTGAGACTATCGATGTCGAAGTAGAGGCTCCTGCAGTTGAAGAAAAAGCAGATACTAAACAACAACCAGAGCCCATTGAAATTGTGCCTGTACAAGAAGATGTTCCTGTAACTGATTTTGAAGGTAAACCAACAAAAACTGAATCAGAAGAAAAGGCTGAACCAGCAACCGAATCTGTAGTAGAAACGCCTCCTACTGAAGCGCCAATTGAAGAACAAGCTATTGTGGAAGACCCGAATCAAGATACAGCATTAGATGTAACTGCTGAACCGGTAGATAAAAAAGCCTTTTATAAGGAATTCCGTGAATGGATGGGCGAAGATGGGGTAAAAGCAAAAAAAGCACTTGCAATTTTTGGCAAGCATGGTGTTACTCATCCATCTAGTGACTCTTTGACAGATGATCTTATCACCGATTTAAAATCCATCATGGCAGAGAAGGAGGCTTAAATATGGCTAAGCAACAATTCAAAGCGCAAGCTGACATATGTAAAAAGTCGCTAGACGCATTGCATAAGGCAATTGAACTTGATCCTGATAACGCTGAAGAATACGAAGCAGGCATCGCATATACCGAAAATGTTATGAAAGCCTCTAATGCCATTGTAAAAGCTTTTGATGTAGTAGAGCCACCTAAGACAGCTACACCTAAAGAAAAATCTGAAGACACTCCTAAAGAAGAAAAACCTAAACGTAAGCGCAAGGCCAAATCAAGCGAGCCTTCTGTACCTGTTGTTAAAGAGGCTGAAGAAGTTATTGCCCCTGTGCCAGAAAAAGATGCGGACTTATTCGCTATGTTCGGCGACTAAAAGGAGGTATTCACTGTGGAGATTGTATCCAGTACCTATATTCACAAAATGTTCGACAGCGTAATTCTAGAGGCTCCTTATGGAGCAGAATACACAACTGTCCACCATATCGACTGTGGGTTTACCTTTGGAGGTAGTTGGCAGCGTAAATATTCATATCATAATGGATACGTTACTGGAGCCAAATACTATACCTGCCCAAACTGCCAAACACTTTCCAATCCTTGTGATCATAAAATTTACTATTCCATTAGTGATGAGAAAGTATATCCTGTGACCGCTTATGTGGAGGTTATTAATTACAAACACTTCTTAGATTTAAAAATTAGATACCAAGGCATACAGCTTTTCTTTGACGGTAGAAAAAACGACCACGGAATGTGTACGGAAACGTTGCGATTCGACTTTAAGAAACGTAAGGCTATCTTCATTGATAGATTTAGAATCCGTTATGAGTTGACTGTTGATTACATTCGTGAAAATGAGATTATGCCTGTACTTAAATTCTTTGGTGATTCATATGCAATGACAGACTTTAACAGAAAATTTTTAAACAAAACATTCAAAGCGTTAAGGTCTATGTTTGAAAAACGATTAAAGGAAACATACGGGTATGGCACTAAGGATGTATATGTAGCTCCTGGTGCCACTGAAGACAACGGCTATCATTTTACGATGCTGCTTAATATGATTTTAAAATTATCGGCACCGGATATGCCTAGCATTGTTAGCTTAATGAAACAATATGTGTATTGGACTAATGCTTACTGCTTATATCGATATACAAATATTCCGTTTGAAGACGATGTATTGGCGGCTACAAGAAAAGGTATGAATTTTCAAGAAGCACTTAGACAATCATATAAGGCTCCCAATAGTAGAGCCTTGCGGAAGTGTATGGTTAATAATCCATTAAGCGTATATATGTCTGATGTTCTAAATCTCTTCAGTGATGAAAATTGTAGACGTACTATCCTCACACTACAACGAAGCTATGAAAGTGCTTGTCCATATACAGGCAAGCTTCATAATGCTAATGATTTTCGTAAGGCGATGAAGCTAAATATACCTCGCTCTAAGGACATGTGGCAGGAGCTAATTAAGCGATGTGGTGAGCCAGCGGTATTGCGCTGGATGTTATCCGAAGACATTCGTGATATCGAAGACTGTGTAGATATGTACACAAAACTCGATGCAAAATACCAAGATGTATTATGGACAAAACGATTCAAACTGAAGAACTTTCATGATGAAGTTATCAAAATCTTCAATAGGCAAGAGTACGGCGACGTAATGCTTCCGGAGGTTCCTCAATTACAAGCGGATGTAAACGGAATGCATTTTATGGTCCCAAGAACTGCAGCAGATTTAATGACTGCAGGTAAACGATTAAAAAATTGTGTTGGATCATACCGAGATAGAGTCATGAAAGGTACTACCGCAATAGTGTTAGTTACCGACGATGCTATGAAGCCAGTTGCATGCCTAGAATTGGCCAATAAGGGTAAGAAGAAAGGGCGTCAAATATTTGACTTAGTACAGGCTAAGCTATTTGCTAATGAAATGCTAAAAAAGAATGCTCATATTAATTCGACGGTCATGCAATGGGCCAATCAATTAAAGATTGAACCGCATACCATCGACGTGGACGCTAGTGTTGTATAGGAGATCACTATGAAACTCACAAAATTAGAATTACTAAATTTTAAAGGGCTAAAGTCCTTTGCTATAAATCTTAATGGCGATGTCGTAATCCGTGGCGATAATGCTACTGGTAAAACGACTGTATTTGACTCTGTGTGCTGGTTACTATTTGGCAAAGATAGCCTAGATAGAGCTGACTTTGAAATTAAAACATTGGATGGCGGAAACCCCATTCATAAAGTCAATCATGAAGTAACAGGTACCTTTACTTTAGATGAAGGTGGCACAGTAGAACTCAAACGTGTGTATCGTGAAAAGTATTCATCCCCTCGTGGTGGCGATATAACTCTCACGGGGCATACAACAGATTACTTTGTCGATGGGGTGCCTAAAAAAGAAAAAGAGTATAAAGAAGTTGTAAACACTCTTATCGATGAAAGTATCTTTAAATTAATCACAAACCCCTTGTATTTTAATGAAACGTATTCTTGGCAAAATCGCCGTAAGTTACTTCTTGAAATGTGTGGCGATATTGACGATGCTGCTGTAATTAATAGCCGTGATGATTTAAGACGATTGGCTGAACTGTTAGAGGGGAGAACAGTAGACGATCATCGTAAGGTGGTCGCAGCTAAGAAGACCGCCATAAATAAAGAACTGGATATGATTCCAATTCGTATTGATGAAGCTGTTCGTAACAAGCCTGAAACTGCATCTGATAAAGAAAAACTCATTCGGGATATTGAAACCTTATCCGCTGGTATAGATGAAGTTGAAAAGCAAAAGGCAATTATTAAAAACGGGTTTAGTTCTACTGAAAAGGAATCTAAAATCCGTGATATTAATCGCCAGTTAGATGCTCAAAAATCTAAAGTGCTATCCGACTATCATAAACAAAAACAACATCTACGCGGTGAATATGAAGCCTCTTTAACAAAGCTAAAAATGGTGGAAGTAGACCGAGATAGATGTGCTGATAGACGAGACGAACTGAATAAAGAGATTGAGCGTGAGTCTAAACGCATTGCAACCTTACAATCTGAATTTGATGCGTTTAACGCACAACAATTCAATAAAGAATCTTGCCCTACTTGTGGCCAAGCACTACCCGCTGATAAGCAAGCAGCACTCGAGGCAGAGTTTAACACCAATAAATCTAAGAAGATTGAGGAGTGGAAAGGGCTTATTGAAAGTGCAGTAAAGCTTAAAGGAAACTACGAAGAGCAACAAGAAATTATGGCGTCAAAGATTGATAGTTTAACTACTGAGGCATCTCAATATAATGATGCTTACAATGTTAAATTTAAAGAATATGAGGCGTACTCTGAGCCTAATCTTGAAGACGATCCAGTCTATGCTGATTTGAAGGCTCAATTATTCTTACTAGAGATTGACGATGAACCAGGAGCTGATACTGAGGACCTTGCTAAACTTGACGAAGAGTTGAGCTCTATGAAGTCTAAAAAAGCAAACCTCGAGACTGAATTAAATAAATTTAACCTTATTGATGATATTAATCATCGAATCCTTGAGTTAGAAAGCCAACAACAAAAGTTAGTAGCAGAAAAGAACGCGCTTGATGAAGCATCTTTCTTAATGGATGAATTCATTAAAGCAAAGGTTAATATGTTGGAAGAAAACATTAACTCGAAATTCAAATTAGCTCGATTCAAAATGTTTAATGTTATGTTAAACGGCAATATTGAAGAGTGCTGTGAAACTACTTATAAAGGAGTTCCATATAGAAGCATGAATAACGCAGCACGTATTAATGTAGGGTTAGACATTATCAATGCATTAACAAGCTATTACAAAGTGAATGCTCCAGTATTCATCGATAATGCGGAAGCTGTAACAGACTTTATCCCTGTTAATAGCCAAACAATTAAATTGATCGTTGATGAATCAGAACCACAATTGGTGGTTAAGGAGGTGTAAGTATGAACGACTTACAAATATTTAAAAATGATACATTTGGCCAAGTTCGTATTTTAGAAAAAGATAATGAATTGTGGTTTGTAGCCAAAGATGTCGCCGATACTCTCGGGTACCAAAACGGTAGTCGAGATGTAAACCGACATACTGATGAAGAAGATAGAAGAAAGACAATGGTGTTTGATGGTAATCAAAATAAAGAAACCATCTTAATTAATGAAAGCGGATTATATTCCCTGGTGCTATCTAGTAAATTACCAACAGCAAAGCAATTTAAACGATGGGTTACATCTGAAGTAATCCCTCAAATTCGTAAAACCGGAGCTTATAGCGTAAATATTCCAAAGTCATTACCTGAAGCTCTAAGAGCTTACGCTAATGAGGTGGAATCGCACAATGCTACCAAAGCTATTGTTGCTCAGCAAGAGCAGCAGATAGCAGAATTTAAACCGGTTAAGGATTATGTGGATAAAATCCTCTCAAGCAAATCTTGCTTAACGATCACACAAATTGCCGCTGACTACGGCATGAGTGCTCAAGAGCTAAATAAGATTTTGCACGAGTCTGGTTTACAACGTAAGGTTGGTGATCAATGGATTCTTTACAAGCAGCATATGTCAAAAGGCTTCACTAAATCCGAAACCTTTACATTCTGCAGAAGCGATGGCCGCTTAGACTCTAAAATCACAACTAAATGGACTCAAAAGGGCCGTTTAGAAATTCATAATATTTTATCTAATTTAGATATCCACGCTGTATGCGAAAACGTGGCATAGGAGGTACATAATGGGTGAAGTAACAAAAGCACAAACTCAAACACCATCGCTTAAAACTATGGTGTCTAGTGAGTCGGTAAAGAAACGTTTTAATGAAATCTTGGGTAAAAAATCAGCGGCCTTTGTGTCCAGCTTGATTTCTGTATCTAATAATAATGAACTTTTATCAAAAGCAGACCCTACTACAGTTATTACTGCAGGTGTGATGGCAGCCACTTTAGATCTTCCAATTAACCAAAACCTTGGGTTTGCTTATATTGTTCCTTTCTACAATAGCAAGAAGAAAATTAATGAAGCTCAATTTCAAATGGGTTACAAAGGGTATATCCAGTTGGCCATGCGCACAGGTCAATATAAGACCATTAATGCTAGTGAAATCTACGAAGGCGAAATTAAACACCATAATAAACTTACAGGCGAATTCGAATTGGGTGAGCGAACTGGTGATAATGTAGTTGGCTACATCGCTTATTTTAAGCTCATTAATGGCTTTGAAAAGTATTTATATATGTCTAAAGAAGATGCTGAAGCACACGCTATAAAGTATTCTCAAACATACAAAAGGGGTTTTGGCCTTTGGAAAACTGACTTTGACGCAATGGCCATCAAAACAGTACTCAAACGTTTATTAAGTAAATATGGCATTCTATCAGTAGAAATGCAGAGCATGGCTAATGCAATCTCTGTAGATGGCGCCGTCATTCGTGATAATAATGGCGAACTCACCCCTGATTTTGAAGGTGAAACTATCGATGTTCAATCAGATGTGGCAGAAACCATTGCTAACAATGCAAATTCTGAAGCCATTGATATAGAACCTGGCCCTGCCAGTGAGTTTGTTAATCCTGAAACTGGCGAAGCAGTTCATATGTTTGGTGATTAATTGTGATTAGCATTCAAGCATTCGGTAGTAGCTCCAAAGGGAACTGCTACCGAATCAAAACCTCAACCAATGGTGATGAACTGCTACTAGACGCTGGATTAACTTTTAAAGAAATCCAACGTTATTGCCGTTTTAACTTTCTACATCTGTGTGGCGTATTAGTTACTCATGAACACGGAGATCATAGCAAAGCTGTCCACGATTTATTAAAGCTTGGACATCGTGTATATATGTTAAAAGATACTGCAGATGCGTTATATGTGGCAGGTAATCATAAAGCTATTTACATTACACCTAAAGTTCAATTTACGATAGGCAATTTTAGTATTTTGCCTTTTGAATTAGAACATGATGTTCCTAATGTTGGATTTTTAATTTCTGACGGTGAAGAGAAACTCTTATATATTACCGACACCTATTACTGCCGATATACGTTCAAGGATGTTGATCATATTATGGTTGAATGTAACCATTCCTATGAAATCCTGAATCAACGTGTTGATGATGGAGGCCTGCATGAGAAACGCATGGAACGATTAATTCAATCCCATTTTTCGTTAGAGAATGTTATTAAATTTCTAAAGTCTATGGACCTTACTAAGTGCCAGGACATTCGACTACTTCATTTATCCGATGAAAACTCTGATGCAGCTATGTTTAAGCAAGCTGTTGAAGCTGCCACCGGTAAATATGTAGTCGTAGAACAAGAAAGGAGTCCATTATGATTGTTAAATCGATTCAAATTACAGATAACGATATCAATATCGCCTATCAGAAACCATCTGCTACAGGCCTGACAGATGTCTTTACCATCAAGTCTAAAGATGACCCACGGCCTGAACTCATGCAAGCTTTCAGCCGACTACAGGCTATTATGAAAAAGAACTTTGAATTCTTGGAAGAGTTTAACATCCCGTTTGTCGTACGGTCATTCAAGTTTAAATATGGCGTTATCGAGGATGTGGTAGAGAAAGTCAGCGTTGAAGGCATTATACAAGATGCAAACTCTACTGATGAACTGAAATTCAAGACTGATTGGTTGTCAGTAGAGTATGCAGACCGTACATTCGCTATTTCAGTGCAAGACTTAATTGATGAATGTGTAAGGTTTATTGCCGGTAAACGCGCACAAGGGGCTTTATTTGCAGACGAGGAATGATGATTTATGGCGAAAAACCAATCCTACTATTTTAGTCATGACATCAATGCGAGCAATGATCCTAAAATTGCTGCTATGATTTCAGAATTAGGAATAATTTCATATGCTTGGTGGTGGATATTGATTGAAAAATTAGCCGCAGCAGATGACTATAAATTGCCACTAAAAAAATATACATTCGTCGCTTTGGATAATGAATTAAGAATGAATAACGAACAAATTTTAACAAGTGTTCAACAAGTGTTCAACAAAAATCAACACGTGTTGGAACAAAATTCAATGTGTTCATTTTGTTCATTTTTGTTAATTTATTTGTTGATTCATGACTACGAATTATTGGACTGTGATGACGAATATTTTTGGTCACCTAGCTTAATTCGAAGATTTGAATTTAAAAAGGTAAAAGAGGAAACTATCCGCGAAAAACGTAGGTTGGCGGGACTTAAAAGTGCGGAGTCTCGCAAAGCAAAAAAACAAAATTTAACACATGTTCAACA